AAGAATCCAAAAACATTTGCGAATGGTGTGAAGGCGAAGAACTTCAGATGGAATCCTGCCCAGAATGTTTTGGATCGGGGAAGAAACTGAACGAAGTCAAAGACGAAGAAAAATGCTGTGTATTATATCAAGGGACGAAAATTATTGCACGTAATCTTTCACAGCAAGAAGTTTTGAAAAGGATTAAGAAATTAAAAGAAAAGGATCCAGAGATTCGATATTCCTGGAAGAAACAACCAGAAAAGAAAACAGTGAAAGAGCATTGCGGTGTCTGCCCAGAAGATATGAAGAAAGGTCCATTCCAAAAGAAAGCCGTAAAAGAATCTTTTGTGGATTTGAAATCTACTGACCCCGAAAAACATGATTGGTTAACTCCAGAAGAACGAGAGAACCCCAAAGATGTTAGAGCAAAATTTGGAGCATCATATTACGATCCAGTCCGCGATACTACAATTGGATATGGATTGCATCGTCCAACCAATGACAATGAAGCAATGCGGGTAGCTAATAAAATAGCGGATCAAAAAGGCTATGAGTTATTACGAGTTGATGATCAAAAAACATTACGAGATTTATACGTGAGTCCAAATTTTCAGAAATATTTTCCGGGTTCGAAAAAGAAACCATTGGAATTTAAAGAACCACAAGTAAATGAAGAAAGAATTGCTGCAACGGTGGCGAAGAAAAAGAAAGTAACAGAGCACTGCGGTGTCTGCCCAGAAGATATGAAAGGAAAGAAAGGGCCGTTCCAGAAGAAGTCAAAGAGTAAAACAGATGGTACAGAAAGTCCGGTTTCAAAAGAAGCTAGAAAGAATGTGAAAGAATCAGAAGAATGTCAGTGTGATTGCCACGTTTTCAATGACGACAAAGTTCATCACTGCAATCAATGTGGCAATCCGAAATTGCCGCGTGGCAAGAAGCATTGCTCGAAATGCAATTTCGATCCATGTAAATGTCAAAAGAAGGTTACTGAGGAAAAAGCAAACGATTGTCTCGCATGTCTGACATTGAAGAATAAGAATCTTAATAGAGATTGTCAGAAATGCCGCAAGGAAAAAGAAGCGAAAAATAAATAGCATCCTAAAACGACGTATACATAACGCGAAATGTATGAAAATCGCCGTTTAACAGCATTAAATAACAATTATTTGTATGTCTATGTAAATATTGAAGAGGAGAAATAACATGGTTATAGACGCATTAAAACCATTACTCGAGAGTGGACTCGTAAATGAAGAGACAAGAGTTGCCATCCAAGAATCTTGGGACAAGAAGATTCAAGAATTGCAGACTTCGATTCGCACCGAAATTCGAGAAGAATTCGCTGATCGTTACGAGCACGATAAGAAGGTCATGGTTAAGACCTTAGATCGTATGGTTTCAGAAACTCTCACTGAAGAAGTGAAAAAGATCAAAGAACAACAGGTAGAAGTTGCAAAGTTAAAACTTCAAACTGTGAAGGAAATGAAGGAAGCTGCAAAAAAGTTCAATAAGTTCACGACCAGAGCATTAGCAGAAGAACTTGCAGAATTTGCTCATGAACGTAACAAGAACAAGTCCCATGCAGAAAAATTAGAATCGTTTATCATGGCGTCTCTTGCAGAAGAGATTAATGAGTTCGCACAAGATAAGCAAGCATTGACTGAAACAAGAGTTCAATTGATTGCTGAAGCAAAGAATCAATTGAATGAACTCAAGAAGAAGTTCGTGGCACGAAGCTCAAAGGCAGTAAGCGAAATTGTTGCTCAGACTTTGAATCATGAAATTACTCAATTACACGAAGATATTAAGATCGCAAGACAGAATAACTTCGGTAAAAAGATTTTCGAGGCATTCAAGAACGAATTCTCAGGCGTTTATGTAAATGAGAATCAAGAATACAAAACTTTAGAAACTAAACTTCAAGAAGTAACAAATCAATTAACAGAAGCAAAGAACGAAGTTAAAGTGAAGTCACAATTAGTTGAAAGCACGAATCGCAATTTACAGAAAGCGAAGAATTCAGCGAATAGAGAAAAAGTGCTCATGGAAATGCTCACTCCTCTAGATAAGAACAAACGTGCAGTGATGTCACAACTTCTTGAAAATGTGCAAACGCCACAATTACGCATTGCATTTGACAAATATTTACCATCGGTACTTAACAACAGACAGGTTGCAACACGTAAGGCCGAAGTATTAAATGAATCAACCGGTGATAAACAAACACGAGTGTTAGTAGATACAGATTCCCTCAGCGATATTAAGCGTCTAGCAGGGCTACAGCAATAATTAAAGGAGAATAAAATGGCTACACCATTATTGGAAAATCGTTGGGCAGACACAAAGAATGCCCTGCTCGAAGGACTACAAGGCAATCGCAAGACTGTTATGAACACCGTCCTCGAGAATACCCGCAAGTATTTAAAGGAAAGCGCCACTGTTGGATCCACCGCAGCTGGTAACATTGCAACATTAAACCGAGTAATTCTTCCTGTTATTCGACGTGTTATGCCCACTGTTATTGCTAATGAGTTAGTTGGTGTACAGCCAATGACCGGTCCAGTTGGTCAGATTCAGACCCTGCGTGTACGTTATGCACAGACTGATAATGTTACTGCACCTTATCCTTGGAACACTAGCGTAACAGCTGGAGACGAAGCCCTGTCACCATTCAAGATTGCCACTGCATACTCTGGTAGTGCAACTACCGGTCAAGCAGATTGGACCGCTAATCTTGAAGGTCAGGCTGGTAACAAGATCAACGTCCAAATCTTACGTCAGACTGTTGAAGCGAAGTCACGTAAGCTTTCTGCACGTTGGACTTTTGAAGCTGCTCAAGATGCACAAGCAATGCACGGAATTGATATTGAAGCCGAAATCATGGCTGCTCTAGCTCAAGAAATTACTGCTGAAATTGATCAGGAAATTTTGGGTTCACTCCGCGC